ATCTAGTAGTTGACATTGTTAATAGCTGTGATACAAATAAATGTCCTGATCCTACTGGTTTAAATCTAGGTTGTTCCGGAATGTACATCCAAAAGTCCCATACTATTTCTTTATTATATACATTAATTCCACCGGTATCATCTTCAATTTCAGTCCTACTTCTATCATTAATACAATCATTGTGACTTGTATTCCAAGTACAATCCTCAGGACGCAACTCAAATCTATAAGCATAATCACCAGATTTTGTAGGATGTCCATCTGATTTATGTGCCTGTAAACAATGATAGGACTGTATGTTGCCTAATTGAAAAAGTTTAAATTTTGCAACATCAGAAATATCACTATTGAACAAATCACATGATACTCCCCTAACCGATTGGCGAGACAGATCGGTTGTAACAATGTTACCATTAATTATAGGTGGTTCAATAATTGTAGGGGAAGCAGATGAGCCACCCCCGCATCCTGCAAGCAATGTTATTGAAAAAAGGGCAAGAGTAATATGCTTTTTCATAAAACTTAATAAGTATTGATTAAAACTTATTATAATACATTACGGTATTATTGTCAACCTTTAATTTACATTGTAGGTCCATTACCGTTTTTAAATCCAACACTACCACCTTCACTTTCAATACGTTTTATAACATCTTCAAACAGTATGGGTCTATAATCTGTATGCTCAACACATACGCAATGATAACGTACATCAATGTAATGTCTACTACCACGAACGCCAAACTCATGTAATGTTTCAACTTCTTTCTTTACACGATTAGCATGTAAGTGACCGTGAATGTTAGTACCAAATCTTCCTAACGATTCAGTATGAATTGGTATATGGCTTAATATCATTCCGTTCATCACGTGATAAGCACGTAATTCACGGAAGTATAATCTATATTCATCGTCACGGAAGATATCATGGTTACCACGAATCAACACTTTGTCACCGTTTAAGCGACTCATAATCTTCAATGCTTTGCGGTTAATGACAACATCACCCAAGTGATAAACTTTGTCGTTAGGTCGTACTGTTTCATTCCAACGCTTAACCATTTCTTCATCCATCTCATCTGGATCAGTCCATGGTCGCATCTTTGAACCATCACTGTTTGTGAATCTACAAACTCCGGTATGCCCGAAGTGTGTGTCACTTGTTAAAAATACTGCGGGCATATTATTCCTTTATTTGGCATCCCTCCAAGGATTCGAACCTTGACTAACGGTTTTGGAGACCGGTATGCTGCCATTACACTAGAGAGATATTGTTTACAAATTCTTTCTAATACGTTTTAGATATTCTCTACCAACAAGTCCTTGTTCAATTTCTTCTAATGCAGTAACCATTGGTCCTGATTTAGTAGTAAGCATTGAACGATGTCCTCGCTTTAATTCTCTTACACGCTGTGAGGCGATAAGAACTAAATCAAAACGATTACCGACCATGTTTGCGGCTTCTTCACTTGTATATCTTGCTCTGCTTTGTGACATATTTTTCCTTTGTTTGGTGCATCGTGAGAGGGTCGAACTCCCGACATTCGCCGTGTAAAGGCGCTACTCTACCACTGAGTTAACGATGCGTTATTCTATTTAACCACCCTGGTTACTATCTTTTACTTCTGTTTGTTTAACAATATTGTCAAACGCTTCATCTTCATTCTTTTGATCCTCAAGTATTCTTGGATCAGGCTTACGAAAGATATTATCCCAGTTGTTATTAAACGTTTTTAAATCAACACTATAGGGTCTTGGTAAGCTACCTTTAGTCATTTACTATTATCCTTACGAGAACTTGTGCGTGAATTGCTTTTTTCAATCTCAACATAACTACGAATAAAATCCCCACGCACATGTGCATCACGAATTAGCGTTGCCGCACGTTTAACTGCTTTAGGGATTTTAACTGCCCTTGAATCATAACCTCTACATGTCATACTATTTCCTCTTTTAAAAAATGATTGGTCGGAGTACAAGGATTCGAACCTTGGACCCCCTGGTCCCAAACCAGGTGCGCTACCAGACTGCGCCACACTCCGAATTAACTTGGTATTATATGCGGTATGAATGGAACATTTCGTGGACCATATGTTTGTTCAAAAAGCTTTTTAGCTTCTTGTACATTAGGCGCAAAGACTTTTTCTTTCTTTTCACCTTGTGGTGTTCTTACTGTTGTTTCATACATTGGCATATAATTCTCCTATTTGGATGCGGGGGACGGATTCGCACCGCCGATCTTCAGGTTATGAGCCTGATGAGTTACTACTTCTCCACCCCGCGTAATTCGTTTACACACTACTTATCATAGTATACACCGTGTGTAATGGTGATCTTGGTGGAGGAGACAGGGATCGAACCTGCGACCTACTGGTTGCAAACCAGCCGCTCTCCCAACTGAGCTACACCCCCAATATTCTTTTGGTGCGTCTGGTCAGACTCGAACTGACACGCCTTTCGGCACGGGCTTCTAAGACCCGCATGGCTACCAATTACATCACAAACGCATTAACCTTTTAAAGAACAAATGTTATTATAACAGAGAATTATTTATCTGTCAATACTTGTTTTCCCGAATAAATATTTTCATGTTTAAAAAGAAACAACACATCCCTCTTAACCTACGCCGTAGAGTTATTGAAAGGGACGGCAAATGGTGTGTCTATTGTGATGAAGACTTGTCCGATAAAGAAATACACATGGATCATGTTATTGCTGAATCTAAAGGTGGAGAAACCACTTATAACAATCTTCAAGTAACTTGTAGAAAATGTAATCTTGCTAAGGGTACTTTAACTGAATCAGAATTTACTGAACAGTTAAGAACCAGAGCAATGAACATTTTAAATAGAATTGGAGCGGGATAGCGGATTCGAACCGCTGACGAACAGCTTGGAAGGCTGACACTCTACCCCTGAGTTAATCCCGCAACTTTGGAGCACAGAGTGAGATTTGAACTCACGGTTTTACGGATTTGCAATCCGTCGCATTTGACCACTCTGCCACCTGTGCATATAAATACATTATGAAATATTATTCACCTATCTATTTAGAAAATATTAAAATCATTCAAGAAAAGATTTTTGATGTATTTCCTAAAACTGAATTATCAAGTAAAGAAAACTTATTCTATATACCTGATAATCTAAAATTATTTTTTGATATACCAGAATTAAAATCTGAATTAGATAATATGAACTGGTCACAATATGTTCATTCGTTTGGTTTTTATGTAATTAACAAAACATACGGCACACCTATACATATTGATAGTGGTAATAGTCTTTATAGTTTTAATATACCAATACTAAATTGTAAAAATACTTTTGTTAATTTTTACAAAACAGATAAAGAACCTGTAAAGAAATCATATGTTGCATATAACAAGATTATAGACTATTATAGTTTTAATCCTACTGAATGTGTATTACAAGATAAATTAGAAATGACCACTCCACATGTCATAAAAGTCAAAGAGGTACATAATGTAACTAACATTAACGATTTACCACGCATTACATTATTAATCAGATTAAAAAAAGAAATTAACTTGGATTACTTATTTCAATGAAATATATAGAATACTTAGATTTACCACCGGTACCCGAAAACTTAATTGAATCTATTACGGATATCATTAATAAGCCACCTAAAGCTTATAGTACAGTACCGGCTGAATATAACTTTTTCAAAACTAGAAATGTTAATGATGATTTGGCAGAATGGTTACAATCTATAGTTGAATATAAAATATATCCACAATATCAATTAATATATAACGGTTTACCTATACATGTAGATAACGGTAACAGAATTAATGCCTATAACTATTTGTTAGATACAGGAGGAAAAAATGTTAAAACTATCGTATATAATGAAAACTACAAACCATTGCAAATTGAACAGCTTGAACTAAAAAGATGGCATCGTATTAATACGGGCATGTTACACGGTGTTCATGGAATTGAACCTGATAAAGTTAGAGTTGCTATTAGCATAACATAATCATTTATTTGTGCATAAAAAAGCATATTGAAACACACTAACATCCTCGGTATGTACTAAAGTTCAATGAACCGCTACGACCAAATATCAATATGCTTCAATCTGCTCTGCATCCCCCGGCGGTAATTATAGAGTATCAAGATATGACGCTATCATACCCATCACACACTCCTTCCACCCGCTTCCCGACAGGGACCGTTCTCGCATTGCTAGCGGCCTTTGGGTTTAAAGACTACCACCCGTACTTGTCACAGTACTTCTCATCCTGCGGGTCACAGTATCCGGAGACACCCGGAACGTTCTGGTGGAGACGGTGAGATTCGAACTCACGGTACGTGTTACCACATACGACAGGTTAGCAACCTGCTGCCTTAGGCCACTCGGCCACGTCTCCTATTTAGATGGTGCCTCCACCTGGACTCGAACCAGGAACCTAGCGATTATGAGTCGCTTGCAACTAACCAATTGTGCTATAGAGGCAATAATTAAATAATCAACTCAAAGTTATTTCGTTGAATATTTATTATATCTTGTTTTTGAACTACTAATAACTGTTCTGGGAATTGTCCCCACTTTGCTGTATCTCGTTCAGTTTTATATCCTTTGACTTCTACATATACCTTTTTTTCAGGTAAATAGAAATCAGGAAAATATGTTCTAGTGCCATTCCACTCATACGGAAATCCTTTTGTATTTCTAATACAAGGAATATTATTAGCAAGACACCATTTATAAAAATTAAGTTCCCAGTTCCCTTGAAACTTCATCCCATTAAAAATAATCTGTTTTACTCTTCCTCTATTAGAAGATGAGTATGCTTCTGGATTATTTTCAACTGCTTGTTTCATACTTAATGACAGTTTGTTTTTGGATTCATCAGACCAAACTCTATTACGATTTGAATTACGAATGATATCTCTACCTGTTTCCGTCATAGGAGTAGCAGTACCTTTAATAAACTGATTACTACCTTGTTTCCCTAACATCCCCATTGATGCTTTTTTAACTTTAGCATCAGGATTAGATTTACAATACAGTTCGTGTTGAGCCTTACTGTTGGGTGATTTTTTATCACGGTTACAAAAATTACATTTTAACATAAATGTATTTAGTCCTAAAGTTCATTGCTCTAACCTTCTATTTTGGTGCGAGTGGGCGGGGTCGAACCGCCATGCCTTGCGACGCCAGATTTTAAGTCTGGAGAGTATACCGATTTCTCCACACTCGCATTATTGTTATCATTATATATCATACAATTATTGTAGTCAAATAATATGGTCAACTAACTTGGCGGTCCCAGCGGGTAACGATCCCGCTCCTCATGCGTGACAGGCATGTATGCGTCCGTGAACACTTTGAGACCTGATACAGAATAGGACACCCCTTTGGCCTAGGTAGTTTAAGAGTACGCCTGCCCAGCGACTCTCCTATATTTTTGGTGGAGACGGTTGGAGTTGAACCAACAGTGCCATAAGGCGGAAGATTTACAGTCTCCTGGGGTTACCAATTTTCCTACATCTCCAAGATGAGTTACGGTTGCAAGACCTAGTGTCTCATTACTGAGAGAAGTATCAGGGCGATGTAACTCAAAAATTAGTATAAGCTACTTGTTTCCACACAAGCCCTTAATTGAGCGGTTACTCTGTCCATCTCTTTTATTCTAACGTCTGTGTGCAGAGAGATACTGCCTATCAGATTCAGAGGATTTCCCTCGCTAACGGTCTTCTGCCACCGGAACTCTATCGCTATTCAAACGCTATTTTAACGAAAATAGTAACGGGATTCTTTGGAAGAGCATAGGAGAATCGAACTCCTCTTCTTAGGATGAAAACCTAATGTCCTAACCGATAGACGAATGCTCCATGCTATTAGTTTTGCTGACGCACTATTTGCTATGCTCAACGGAATTGCCAGCTGGACGTACCGTTTATATACATAGTTAGTTAGAGTTGACGTTTACTCAGGCGCTTACATCAGCAAAACTAATAACACACTATATGAAAAAACATTAAGGAACGTAAACTGTATCCACCAGTACCGTCTACTGGATCGTTGTTTCTGTCATTACTGCCTAACTTCCCGTCACGTTAAACAATATTGCTATTGTAGATACGCTTCTTGCACCCTATGCGACCCGGCGTCGTCCACCGGCTGACCTCATAGACCTGCCTAACGGATTAGGTGACCTTAATGTATTTTCATATAGTCCCTGTAACTTAAACAGGGCTATATGATAACTCAGAATTTTAAAGAACTCTGTTGATTAGTACGATGACTTTCTCAACTCATGCTATGATTGTATCATAACTACCATTTATTGTCAAATTCTTTTGTTTCACTGTTTCCCAAGAACTTGTTCAATCAATCTATAACTAGAGTATAGCAGATTGAGGATTTATTGTCAAATTTTGGTCCGGGGTGCAGGAATCGAACCCACATTCATCGGGTAGAAGCCGATTGTATTATCCATTATACTAACCCCAGATAAATAAGCTTATGGAAAACACCTTATATGATGACCTAGAATTACCTAAAAATTGTACTTCCGAAGAAATCAAACAAAAATACAGAATACTAGCACAAATACATCATCCCGATAAAGGAGGTGATTCTGAAAAATTTCAACGAATTAAATATGCATATGACACATTGGGTGATCCCGAAAAACGTGCCCATTATGATTCAACTGGTCAACCGTACGATAGTAATGGTATTGATAATGAAGTGTATAACAGACTGGCTGTTATGGTGTCACACTTTAGTAATATTATAAATCCAGAATTTGATGACTTGATTTTAAAAATGAAGGTTGATATTTATCAAGCACAGCAACAAACCAATATGGCTATTGAAGAATGTCATGTTGCTATAAAAAAATTTACCACTATTAGTAAAAAAATTAAATTAAAAAAAGATGGTGAAAATTTTTTAAAATCTTTTGTTGAAGAAAAAATCAAACATAAACAATCTGAGGTAATTATGTATGATAGAGCCTTACTAGTGTTTAATAAAATGTTAGATGTATTAGAAAACTATCATTATAGCAATGATGAATGGCGATTACTACTAGAAAATGTTGATGGTCCGGCGTAGAGGAATCGAACCTCTATTGATAGCTTAGAAGGCTACTGTATGATCCATTATACTAACGCCAGATATTAAGATAGCTTAGTTCTTTCTTCTATGAATTTTTTCACTTCAATATCATTTTTTTGATTTTTTGTAGGTGCAAATAATGCACGTTGTCTTGGATCAACATTTACACTAGGATTAGTCATATAATACATGGCTAGGCTTTTTCTGTATACATTTTCTGGGCAACGCAACGGTTCAGGTAACCCATGCCAAGAATTTTGTGTGGTGTCAAAAAGTACAGCACGATTATAAACACATTCTACTTCTTTTACTTTTTCTTTTGGTTGATTGTTTTTAGTATCATGTGACCATAATTCTAAGCCACCACCCCATAAGTTATCCCAATCTTTAGAAAGATATACAATAAGATTTAACTTGCGTTCTAATCCTAATTTAGGGTGTACAGAATAATCTCTATGTATATTAAGTTTGCCGTTTCTACCATGCATATGACAGCCACCACCATGCAATCCATAATCAGGATACAATTTTTGTATACCAGTCATATCCTGTAGTTTTTTAACAAACTCATCTGAGCAAAACTGAGTAAATGCTTGATATACATGTTTAGGTAAAAATCTCCAATCATTCAACGTTTTTTTATTTTCAATCACATTGTTGTAATAAAACCAACGTTCATCATTATAATCAATAAATTCGTCTGACAATTTTTCTGCCATTTCTTGTTCAAAGAAATTATCAATTATCAAATGATAAAAGGGTATGTTTGATTCTGTCATGTATTTGTAATCCTAATAACTTCTCTTTCAATGTCACCCTGAAACAATGATACATAATTCCATGGTTGAATGCATCCTATCCAAGCTTCATGGTCATATCTAAAGTAATCAGATATATACATCATTTTACTAATTGTACTAACTTCCCCTATAATAGATTCATTTTTGTGAGGTAGTTTGGGTAATTTTTTAATATGATTAGAGTTAGCCCACCAAAAGTTTCCACTATAATGAGGCCATTGACTAATCATTCCTTCGCTATACAATATACCAACAGTACAATAACCGGTGTCTAATAGCTCTATACATTTTTTATAGTTTACTATATTATAGTACTCTAATAGAAACCGCCAGTCGTGTATTGGTTTAACGTTATTTTTGCTAGCACCTTTAACATGAAAATACAAAATATAAGAATCACTATCATTATCAATAGTTTCTTTAAGAAATTTTAATGTAGGATATTCATAGTGTTCAATACTATTACTAGTATGTACCATTTCTACATTATGATATTGATTTGCTAGTTCTTGTATTGTATTAAATATAGCCAGCTTACCATTAACACATAGATATATTTTATCTGCTAATTCTAACAAACCAGTTTCTTTAAGCAAAGAAAATTGATGATTAAAAATCATCAAACTATCTGGTGTATCAATGATATGACTGAATATTTTTATTTTATGCATAAATTTGGCTCCCCTACGTGGGCTCGAACCACGGACATTTTGATTAACAGTCAAACGCTCTACCGACTGAGCTATAGGAGAATAATTTTGGTGCCCCCACCATGACTTGAACACGGGACCTTCGCCTTACAAGGGCGCTGCTCTACCACTGAGCTATAAGGGCGACTTTTATTTAATAGTATTAAACACTAACTTAATAAAATTCTACTATGTTTTGGAACACCTGCTAACAAATATTCCATTTGGTCAGCAAGTATTGTTCTATGTTGTAGAATCATATTTTCGTAGTGATTTGGGACATAAGGTGCGTATAGTAATTCCATGCGTACTTCCTTTAAACTCTTATGTCCTTTTTTACTGTTACAATCTTTACAAGCTGTAACAACGTTCATCCAAGTGTTTTCACCACCTTTGCTACGTGGAACAATGTGGTCACGACTTAATAGATGATAGTTTGGAAACTGTTCGCCGCAATAAGCACATACATGACGGTCACGACCAAACAATGTTTTATTAGTTAATGCAACACATGAGTGTTTGTATGGATTGAATCCATGACCTTTGATGGCAATGATACTAGATGCTTCTAAGTAACTTAATGTACCATCATTTTGTATGCCACCGCGGTATTTAGCCACAATATTCCCCATTGACCATGCGATGGCATCTTTTGCTTTATAGGTAATTGCGTCATCATTTGATATCCATTGCCGGGGAACGCCCGAGATATCTAGTGCTAGAACAGCCATGTAGTACTCCTTTTCTGTTATTATCACTAATTGTATTTAATGCCGAGTGGTGGGTCCTGCAGGAATTGAACCCACATCCCGAAGTTCGAAGCATCGTATTCTATCCATTGAACTAAGGACCCGATAAAAGAGGGAGCCTAACTATCTTATTGTTAATAAGCCTCATTAGATTGTCTCGTATAGGCAAGTTTATACACCTATCAATCATACTATAGTGTCATCACAGTAACCCCACTGTGACTAGATTGACAGGGACTCAAACCTATCGTCTATCCCATAACTGGCAGAGGGTACAAGAATCGAACTTGTGATCTCGGAATCAAAATCCGATGTTATGCCATTTAACTAACCCCCAATAATCTTGCTAAATAATTGATGTTTAACATTACAAAAACCCCAATCTTAATTATTTCATCTCCTAGAACAGGAAGTTCAGTGTTAGGTTCATATTTACAAACTTTGTATGACGTACCTTACTTTAAAGAACCTGATTACACAGGCGGTAAGGAAATGACTGACTTTTACGATTATTTCTCTCAGTCAAAAAACTTTATTCTTAAATTTCATTATATACATTTGAATAGATACAGAAGTGATATAACCAATTATCTTATTGAAAATGCATATAAAATAAGAATTAGACGAAAAAATATTGTTGAACAAATTGCAAGTTTTTACATTGCAACTGAAAGAGGTTTTAAGTGGCATTTTAGAAACACAAATCAATTAAATTTAGTTGACACTCTTAACATTGATATAGCAAAAATCAAACAAAATATTTTATATATTAAATACGCAAATTATAAATTAAACTCAGCACCTATTAATTTTGATTTAGACCTATATTACGAAGACTTACCTGAGATGACTGATGCAGGTTATTATATTGTTCCTAAACCTTCTAACTATAATGAGTTGTTATCTACGATAACAGAATTGGTACCGCCACCTAGATTTGAACCAGGGACCTACGCCTTATCAAGGCGGTGCTCTACCACTGAGCTATAGCGGTGAATTGGTGGATGTAAGTAGATTTGAACTACTGACCTACTCCGTATGAAGGAGTTGCACTACCACTGTGCTATACATCCATGGGGTGCTTGATGGGATTTGAACCCACGCATATCGGAATCACAATCCGAGGTCTTAACCGCTTGACGACAAGCACCATTGGTAGAAACGGTGAGATTCGAACTCACGGGACCATTGCTGATCCGTCTGATTTCAAGTCAGGTGCATTAAACCGGGCTCTGCCACGTTTCCATATTATGTGGTAGGACCAGGGCGGTTCGAACGCCCGACCAACGGATTAAAAGTCCGCTGCTCTACCTACTGAGCTATGGTCCTATATATTGGTGCGACCGGAAGGACTTGAACCTCCGACTCCCTATTTCGTAGACAGGTACTCTAATCCACTGAGTTACGGTCGCATTCTAAAGCACACATAGTTCACCCTAGTCAACAGGGTTGCCCTCTTGGCCTTATTTTCCACTATGTGTGCTTTAGAATGCCGTGTATTACTACACGACATGATAGGGTCAATACCCTACCCAGTAGTC